TTATTACTATTTTATTATTACTATTTTGTTATTACCGATTTATAATCATTAAAAGTACGGGGGTATGTCGGGGAATAGCCCCCCTCTCAATCACGCCCGCCATTGGGGGTTTATACACTCTTACACGGAGCCCTCATATCACAAAATCAAAGTATGTTATTAGTATTTACCATTATATAAAATATATCAACAAAACATATCAATAAAAATATATCAATAAAAATATATCAATAAAAATATATCAATAATTAATAATCAATACAAAGCACACAACAAGGTGCAAAACGTGCTCAATCATTACCTTTCTTTTAGCGGAACTTTTCTTTGGCGTTCCTTTTGAGCACAGTTAATCTGCTCTTATGTTATTATTCAATATTATATGTAGTTATTATATCCCTCTAACTACAAAAACGTGTATAATACAGTCCGAAGGACGACAATCTATTAGGATTTTGTATGCTAGTATTAGCATCAAAATACGGGAGATACGTTAGTATCCTCCCTCTATATCTCTATTATATATTTATATCTTTATTATATATTAGACTGACATTTTGTCATAGGCTCAGCCAGTGACATTTTGTCATAGGGAACTATCTTTTGTTTCCATTGCCATTATCTCTGCGTAGCCCTGAGTACGATAAGCCTCAAGGGTTTTAGAATTTATCAGCCCATCTCTCGTATATAATGCGATGTTTATCGTTCGGGTTTTAGTTCCAGAGATAGCGACTGTATACTGTTTGATAATATCTCTATCTGCGAAACTTTTTAGCATTCTACCTACAGTCCTTGGGGATACTCCTAGTATCATGCTATAGTATGCCCAAGTCCAAGTTCTATATCCTTTTATTGAAATAAGTTTGTATAGATTAGCTTCAAGGATACTAAACTTGAAGGTTGACCTTATCCACTGTTCTACTGTTGGTAAGAAATATTTACTATCTCTATCTTTTATTTCGTATATCATATTACTTATCCCTATATCATATTGACAGACAAAACGTGCTTAAAACATAACTAGCAATTCAATCTGACCTAGTTTATTTACTCTGTATTCGATTTTAAATTCTTTATCAAGGGTTTTTATTGCCTCAAAGAATAACTCGTTAAATTGAAGCCCTAGTTCGTACTGAGCTTCAATATAATCATTAGTTACCAAGCGACTATCTGTAGCGTTACAATATTTCTTGATAGCCTCATAAACTTCCTTAGTATATTTCTTAGTTAAGCGAGGTCTAAACCTCGTACGCCCTGCAGGCTTCTTTTTAGGAGACTTTTGATTTTGAGACATTTATCTTCACTACCTCTAAATCAAAACTATCTCTTACTTTATGATATTCTTTATAAGAAATATCAATAAACTCTCTTCTCATACCCTTCATAACTTCAAGAGCAGCCCAAGTTAATCCCTCAAGGATAGGGGAGTATTCCAATCCGGTATCGAGAGTTCTGTACAATTTATTATCCGCATCTTCTTTTCTTTTAAATAATAAAGTATCAGCACCTAGTTCTGATAATTTATAGTTTCTATCTACGAATAATTCTGTGCTTCTGTCTTGAATTGCATAACATCTCATCTTAGTCAGGTCTCCTATCTATAATTAAAGTATTAACATTTACATTAGGTATCATTTTTAATTGAATATTATCTGGGTCTATATCATATAATTGCATCATATATTTATAGTTTGCCTGTTGTATAAAATCTCTCGTATAAATACCAACATCCACCAAATTCCTATCTTCATCTATCACACCGTAGGAATTGACTATAACCTCACCTTGAGGAATATAGAAATAGATTTGCTCAGCGTGAGCTGGCAAAAATCGCCCTGTCGGGCTCAATGAAATAATAATTAGTATTAATAAATACATAAATCTGTTCATACGTAGTCTCCTAAAAAGTACTATACTAATATTATATTATAAGTTTCAAAAACACTCTATAACATAGAACATAAGCCCCAAATAGAAAAAAGAGGATAAATCCTAAAGACCTAGATATAAAGTCTCGAATTTACCCCCTTATAACCTACGGAGAATTGATTTTAATCTTTATCCTTCCTTAGATTTTTACCTCTATTACTCTTAGGCTTTTCTTGCTTGTTAAAATCTATACCTAAAAGTTCACAGCACTTTCTGCAATATTTCCATTTTGGTGGGATAGTTATAACATTAGTTAAATCTATATCTAACCACCCTACGTTACAATCAGGATTTTTACAGAAGTGTAATACAAAGTTCTTACTCATTTTATTCTTCTTCGTCCTCCTGCAAGTAATCTGCCCCGAAGCCTACATCTATTCCGAAACCTCCAGCTTTCTCTTCCTTAATAGGTTCGCCATCTTCATCATACTCATCAGCATGGTCATTATAGAACTGTGCGAGAGTGTTCCAGTCTTCAATTTTTTGAATAGTATAGGTTTTATTAAAGTACATAATACCTGCTACTGCAAGCACTATGCTGTTAAATAATGTTAATACTAGTGTTAAATCTATTTGTAGCATATATCATATACCTCCTTTTTATGTTGTTTTTTTTATTAAAAATCAGGTTCGTAATCGGTAGGTACCGTTCCGTTGCAGTAGTAGAATGCGTATTGCAAAGTACTAACATTCCCCGACGAGAAACTATACCATACTTTAAAATTAACATCTTTGACCACTGGAGTATTAGTAAGGAATTGCCCATCATTTGCATATCCATAACATCCTGGGCGAGTATCGACTTTTATCCATCCGGTATAAGTAGAAGTAGCCGATACACTAATATAACCATCCGCAGGTGCTGTATAACTCGTACCTGAAGCACCTAATGTTAAATTTACACTAGCAGTTGATGGCATTGCCAAATGAGCCACTGCTGCAGTATCTACAGATAGTTTTCCATTATCGTTAACCTTCATGTAGGTAGCATCTATCATGTCGGAAGTGATATTACCAACTAGTTTATCATTTACTATTTTTATAGTTTTATCATCTACACTCACAGATAAAGGCATACACTCTCCACCAGCAATATTACTTACGATGGTTCTTATTCTCGTTAAGAATGAAACATAAGTTACGTCAGTAAAGCTATAATCAAAGGTAAATCTGATATATTTTGCATTGCTGGTAGTATTATGATATTCAGTATAAGTAGTACCATCTGTACTTATCTCGATTTTTGAAAATTTAAAGTCACCATCTTGGTCAATTCCTGCAATATAACCAGCTTCCATAAGCTTAAATATAATCTGCAAAGAACCTGAACCTGCAACAAATTTAACGCCACTAGAAATAAAACCAGTAGATGTAGTAAATCCAGTAAGAAAACCGTTTTTGTCTGTCCAGTTGTTCGACATATCTTCATCGGCAGGCTCACTAGATGAGTAAGTTGGAGCCTTCAAATAGTTGATGTAACTGGTTTTCAAAGCTCCGCCAAAAGTATTAAACCTAGGCTGAATAGTATCTAATTTATTTCCATTGTAGCGATTTAAATAAACACCATGACTTAACCCCCCTGTAGCCACTTGTGTGGTTTTAATATAATCACCACCACTTGCGGTTAACTTACCATCTACAATCTTGATAGTACTGTTATCAACATCCTCCGTGCGTAAGAAAGCCTGTTCTTTTCCGTACAAATCAGCATCAGTACCGTAATAGGTATATCCAATAGTAGGTGAAGTACCACCTGAAGGTGTTTTAATAATTACACCTTCACCACTACCATTACTATCGTTAGCAATTCTTACAGTATCAGATTGGTGTGCAAAACTCCAATCAGTTCTTGTTTGACTTGAAGAATACGCACTCCCAAAGATTTTTCTACTATCAGAGTCATATAAATTGCAGCCGCCACCTGTAAGAGACAATCTATTACTGTCGTCACTGACATTGGCGACTGTTGCATTACCACTCGTATCTGTATAGAACTTTACACCATTAATAGTATCGCCAGATAAAAAAGTGTTACCATCCTTATCTGTAATGGTACTACTATTTAATTTTATTGAATAACCATCAATGACAGTAGGTTCGTAACCATTGCCTACACGAACCTCTCCCTGGTCACTACTTCTATTGATAATTGCTCTTGAATTATCATCATTATGCAAACCACCATCATCTAACTTTATATGACCGCTAGGGGTTTTTACAGTCTTAGCCTCTGAACTAGCAGATAGTACACCATCTTCCGTAACAGATAAATTATCCCCTACTTTTACCCCGCCTAGAGTTGTACTACTAGCGATTGGCAAATTACCTCCTGAGCCGCCACCATCCGAGACATAAGGCAGGGTTACATAATTATCAGAACCGTTACCGATTTTTAATTTACCAGTATCAGTCTCATAACAAGGTTCACCTTGTGCTGGGATAGGGTTTACCGAAGTCCAATTAGCAGAAGTATCTCTTCTAAATTTAATCGTAGTCATCGTCGGCTATGCCTCCTGTTCGTCTTTCGCAGGAGCTTCAGACTCTACTGTCACTCCCTCATCTTTAGGTACTTCTGATACTGGAGTAATCTTCCCATCGTGCAAACACACATCATAATCAACCTCTTCAATTCTATCTATCTTAATAAACAGACATTTATTGTGTAAATCAATCATATCAGTGCCGTATTGCACTGCTAAATCTCCTTGATAAGCAATAAACATAATTTATTTAAACCTCCTTATATGAATATTGTATTATGAAAAAGGAGGATAGGTTAATACCCTCCTTGTATTTTTGTCTTAAGCCCCCGATGCATTACCGCCATCTACTAATTCTACTATTGGAGTCGGTATAGTAGCAGATAAAACTCCACTCTCGGTTATAGTTAAATTTTCGCCTACTTTAATTCCGCCCAAAGTCTCGGTAGTCGCCACGGGTAAGTCAGCAAGACCTCCTTCTGCAGTTAATTCAGTAAGGGAAGTATCTGCATTCTGAACTATTTTAACTGAACCATCAGGAGATGTTAAGTATTTAGATAAAGCATCTGCCAATTGACTTGGTGTTACTGCAGACTTTTCGTCCATATCAGTAATATCTGCATCAGTAGCTAATCTAACAACACCAGCTAATTCACCAGTAGCTCCATCTGCAGTACTCGTGTACAATTCACCAGTCTCGGTATTATATCGCACATAAGTACCTTCATTTATATTAATTTTATTACCTCTCAAGTTAGGAGATAATAATTCAGTACCGTCAGGATTAGTAATCTTCAGAACATATTCATTAGGAGTTTCAGATTGAACAGTGATAATAGGACTATCACCTTGGTCACCTTTAATCCCTTGAAGACCACGAATACCTTGACGATTTAAGTAATAATTAAAATCAGCCATCAAGTCCTCCTTAAACTTGAACGATTTGTATTTTAGAGAATTCCCCCTTCTCTCCACCTTCAGTAATAGTGAATTGAGGGATTAAACTCTCAGCTTCGACTAATATAATCTGAATAGGAAATTTACCCAAACCTAATACGTCAGTATCTTCTTTAGTTATAGTAAAAGTAAACTGACCATTAGCAGGATTATCTATTTGGCCATCAATTTCCATATCAGAATTCTCAGTGATTAGGTGTTCGACCAGCACCTCAGCATCTGCTGTAGGGGCACCTAACACACGGAAGATGACAGAATATGCAAAAGCATCTCCATTATCATCATATCCGCTTAGCGGAAAAGGTACGAAATCATTGACAGTTAGGTTGGTAGTCGCTCCATCCTTAACTGTATTTATCTGTACCGAGAAGGATTTACCTTCTCCTTTAACTACAACTGCATCTATATACATGTAGTATTTTCTCCTTTATTGTAGTAATTCTTATTTTTTTTATTTATGGTAGGGTGGGAGGGGAATTTCACCCCTCCAGTACTTTGGCAAGTGCCCTACTGACCGTTAGGTCAAGCTCTATTTATATTATAATATATTTCACACAGAAAACTAAGACCTATTATGAGAGGAAGTCTGCAAAGGCGTGTATACAGTCCGTCAAGACAAATCCTTCTCAATATTAACTTCAAACGGGAATTGACACATTAAACTAGGTCTGCCATTAGTTTCACTATAAGGACTTTCAACACCCTTCGGTAGATATAGATAATTACAAGGATACCAATAGCATAGGTTACGATGACCAGCCTGAGCATTCCAACTTACTTGAGTGCCCAGTAGATTAACTCCAGCTGCCTGTTGACCTTCAAACCTTACAACATCTCCAGCACAAACGAACTTAGCACCAGATGAAGTGTCTACAGTCTCGCTTTGCCCTGGATATGCTATATTATTTTTTAATCTATTTTTAACAGTAATTTTAAAAGTGCCATCTAAATCTTGAACTTGAAGATTTTTAAGGTCATTTCTATAATCGCTATCTCTAGCAGTAGCATAATCAGTAATATGATAACAGTCAGGGTCGGGTTTACCTTGAGCATCCCATACTTCATAAGTACCTGTAGTCATATTAAATGTAGGATTATATTCTGATTGTTTAAACACGATATCATTATCTAGCGTACTAGAAGTTGCAAAGATAATCATATTACATTGACCCAATGGAGAATTTTCAGCCATGTATTTTTCTCTACCAGAGCCCAATTCACCGTCAGTTTTATCAGCAGTCCACATTTCCATAAATAAAGGTCTATTAACAATACCGGAACCAAAACCGAAGTCATAGTCTGAGTAGAAATCCCAATATTTTAATAAAGAACCATCAGGTTCTAATGCATCCATCTGACAAACCAATTTTCCTTTTAGGTTTTCGGGAGCAGCCTTCTCTGTTGCATTGGTATAAGGTGAAGGATGATATAACCTAAATCGCACACCGCCAATATCGTGATATCCGGTATTTACACCGGTAGGAGCATTAGCATTATCCTTAATTCTTCTATTGCCTTCGTAAGACTTCCAAGCACCTATTGCAGCTTTCTCTCTATAATACAAAGAACCATCACCAAAGTTTCCGCCGTCTACAGGAGCACTTTCTATATTATATGGTATACCTGCAGATGCATAGTCTGAAGTCTCATCACTGTAGACTTGTACCTCAATAGTATTTCCCATATTAATAATACTACCTCTAGGTGTTCTCGGATAGTATGTAATTGTAGAATTACTAGACAAAACTATATAAGGCGTAAAAACATTATCTTGATAGTATCCAAGTATAGCATATCCGTTATAGCTTCCTGAATATTGAAAACAATTATTGATACCATCACTATCGATTGAAAAGTAGGTCAAATCTCCACTTCTCATTATATCAAATTCTACCTCTGTACTTTCTAAAGGGATAGACTTATGAGGATATTTTTTTAAGTCGAAATTGTTCCATTGACAAGATTTAATATAGTAATGATATTGGTTCAATTCTGAATTGCTACGTATCCCAATGTCGCCATCTTTTTTTGGAGACAAAGAAGTGCCGGTAATACCACAGAAGTCGATAAAAGATGCGGTTGTTTTTGTGGTTTGAGTTACATGCTCTTCTACGGTTTGGTGATTAGTTTGGTTTACAAAACTTGTACTTTTATACCCTTCTCCAGATTTGACTAAAGATGTAGCGCCTTCTTCTGTCAAAGTTTGTTTACCACTAACTCTTTTTTGCCCCCATACATAAGTTTGAGCATTAGTATCATACCATATAGAATTACCATTAGAAGGTCTATCCAAAATGCTATCAGGAAGTCTAAATACACCACCCTTAGTAAATAATAAACCATCAGACATCTTTACTGTAGTCGCAGTGTTATAAAAACATTTACCGCCCACAACATGACCGTCCAATGATTTAAGTGCTTGTTTGATACCACCAACTGTTAAGGTGTACCCAGAAGGGGCAAGGTTACTTCCGCCTTTAGTGTAATCGATGTTAGTAATGACCTGATTAGTGCCGTTGTAAGCATCAACCATTTTATTAATCCTACCTACCAGGGTATCAAATTCTGCTTGAACATCCGATATTTTAACTTCACCTTTAAATTGTTTTACCATTCTTTTACACCTCCCTTCTTTAGTAGTAAACTATTTCTCTTATCCATTCGTAACTTCCTGAAATAACCATTGATGGGTTTACATAAATAATATGATGTCTTACCATATTATGTCCTTTGCCGCCAAATACTCTCTTTCCATTTACCTTAACCTCTATGTCGTTATAATTACCTTTAATACATAGACATTGATAACCAGTCGGAGTGTACTCTTGATTTTGTCCTGCTAACTGTTTACCCCATTCGAGGTGGTCTACAGAACCCCAGTCGTAAGGTATTAAACCTAAATCTGATACGCTACCAAGGAATTTGACTTGCTCAGTATCTTTATCGTAAGTAAAGTGTGCAAAATAGGTTCCTAGAGAGCCGTCTTCATCCTCAGAGAATAAAAATGATTTATCAGGTTTTATTACTGAGTTTGCTTCATTGTAGTAGATATAACCTTCTTCTAGGCTTGTAGCACCCGTAAGATGGGTCATTCTATTAGTTCTTTGATTGAACAAATGAGCTTCAATAAATAATTTACCATCATCATTTTTCTTTAGATTGGTAATTCTCATAAAATGGTCATTTACTAAATTATACAATTCATCAGTTCTGCAAGGGTCTCCCAATTTTCTAGGTTTACTTACAGGGTAGTTCTTGCCGATATAATCAGCGTAGAACTCTTGATTTTTGTACACGTCTTCTAAATTACTTCCTGCAGCATTTGCAAGGTTGTTCAGAGAAATGAATGCGGCTGTTAATTTTTGACCGAATGCTAAATCGGTTGGGTTAAAGAAATCATAACTCATCTGTTTTCCTCGCAGTTCTACCTACATCTCTAAAGGTTGCAGTAAACGCCCAACCTCCAGGGGTTTTCTTGTTAGTATCACCAGTACCAATAATTCTATTTCCAGCATAATTATTAACAGGATTTCCGTTAACTCCGATGCCGTAAGTCTCTCTCATACCTGCATTAAAATTAACGTCTCTAGTTTCCCAATTCATACGAGATAGATATTGAAGGTAGTTAATGTTACAATATTGGTCAGAGTTGATATGTTTAATCTCTCCTTCGCAATAGCAACCTATAAGTTTTTGACTGCCATTAGTTGTCGGATTAGAACTTGAGGTGATAGTATCATTTGCATAATCCAATATAATCCATTTAGAAGAGCTACTGGCAGAACTTATTTTTTTATTCGACAGTACTTTATAAGTTCCATCTTCTTTCCAATAACAAACCCTTTTTGCGGTAGTTCCTGTGAATTGGCATTCTACAGGATATCCAACAATGGGAAATAATTTTAGAAAAGAACGCAAATTAACTACCATCTCATCGTCAGAACCTAGAGTAACATCTTCAAAAGTAACCCCTGAAATATCAGGAATATTAGTACTGACTGCACTTAACTCAGCGATAGCAGTAAGTTTAGCTTCGATAGCGTTGAAGTTTTCTATTAAAGCATCTTTATAAATCCTACCCTTACTATCATGCCAGTCGAGTCTGGGTAATTCAAAGTTTGTAATTTGTTGTTGATTATTAGCCATATATCATCGACCCCCATATATATTTCTGTTAATTAATCTCTTGTTCATTTGTTTAGTTCTTTGTCTCATTAATTTAACCCTTTGCTTAGGTGTAAGTTTTTCGTAGTCTTTTAATGAGTCATATTCAGGTGTAGTATACATACCTAATAGTCTGCTTACTGCCAAATCTGGAATCCTTGGGTCATTAGGATTTACCCATGGTGCATTAGCATTTAAACTACCCATAATGGCATTTCCGTTAGGATTATACTTATTAACATCATATCCTAAACTAGATGCTCCCACCTGAAGGATTGCACTTCCAGTATCATCTACTAAACCCACAGGTGCTACAGTATTCCTTACTAATTGAGAAATTACTTCATCAGCTTGAATACCTAATGGTTTATCATCTCCCTCTGGAGTAATCTCTTTTCTTTCTTTTTTATTATAGTCAATTAACACTGGGTTACCTCCTAGAGTTTCTTCTCTATACAAAGGATTACCATAGACATCTTTTCCTTTAAGACTATTAAGGATGCCAAAACCTACAGGGTTAGTGTTAGGCAAAGCATTTTCGATAAACGGTTGGATGTCTCTTTCTCTAACTGCTTGAAGAGTACCACCTAACAACTGTACAGACTGAGCCTGGGGTGACCATATTGCAGATTGGTCTCTGAACATACCATTTTTTGGATTATACATAATATGAACTAAAGGCTTGTTAGTATCTGCCTGCACTCTCATTCTATGTTGCATCTCTTGGTTAAATGCCATCATTCCTAATCCTTTATGAAGAACTAAATTATTGAGAATAGGTTGTCTTTTAATACCTCTGACAGTTGACCTGGTCGCAGTATCTTTCCATCTCCAGAATGGGTCTAGCATTGCCACTATAGGTCTTGTGCTTTGAGGTAATAAACTAAACCCCGTGCTCAATCCTGCAGCATCCTGTGCTCTCTCAATCATTTCAGTAATCGTAGTAGGGTCTTTTAGGTTCTTAATATAATCAACTCTATTTTGCACGGGAATGCCTTTACTTGCCAGATAATTATTTAAAGCAATTTCACTAGCCATATTTTGCTGTTTAACATCCAAGTATTGAAATACTGAAGTGGTAGGTTTTAAAGTAAGTTCCTGGAATTTATCTAATATACTCTTACCTTCTCTAGTATAAGGTTTAATAGGTCTTGCAGTGCCAGCTATTCTGGACAATCTACCTTGAGTTTTAAAGCTATCATTTAAATCTCTAAGTAAATTTATATTGGAGTTCATTAAAGTTTGATAAGTAGATGATGCTACGTTACCAGACAGATACATACCTTTACTTAATGCAAATTGTCTAAAGAATTTATAAGCTTTATCAGGAAAACTTCCAGCCCTATAAGGAGAAGAGAAGTCCCTAGCTATCTGATTGGCATCTTTTAATTTTTCCGCAAACTCAGAAGATATTGGCAAATAATCAGGTCTTGCAGGGGTATCTTGCAACATTGCAGGGATATCCTCAATATCCTTGATTGTATCTAACTCTTCAGGATTAATCCATTTAGTACCTTCCGCTATACCCCCTGTAGCCTTAGTTTCCTCCGCTAGAGCTTTCATTTCGGTAGCAATGACTCTTTGTTCGATACCATTACCCATTTGCCAAGTTAAGTAGTTAGGATTAGCAAATTGCTCAGCCATACCTTCGTAAGAAGCTAAACCATTTACCATATCGGAAAACTGACCAAAGAATTTACGTTCTAAGCCTGCCGTTTTACCTTCCAGTATTAGCATTGCTGCATCTGCACCTGCGTGACTTACGGGGAATAAATCACCATCTAAGAAGCCTTTTAAACCTTTTTGAATATAGCCAAGTGCAGGATTAACTTTTTCATTATGTCCAATATATTCTAATCCAGCATCAGTAATCTTTAACTCTTTAGTTATAAATTCAGGATTTTCAAAGAATGGAAGGATGCTTTTTAGTGCTTCATCGTGTATTACTCCAGTTTTTCTAGTGATATACTGAGCTACCGTACGCAATGCAGGGTCTGTAGCTAAACCATGTTCTCCTAAGATTATATGATACTTTTGCATCATATCTCTGAGCATACCTTTTAGTTTTATCTCTTTCGAGGTTAGCTTAACTCCACCTTCCTCTGCAGACTTAATAACTCTAGCCATAGACTCTTTAGGAGCAGCTTTAGCAATTTCCTCCGCAGCTTCCGCTACAGGTTCCATTGCCTGAGCAGTTTTTATTCTCGCTAAATCTTTAGTTATCTGAGCAGCCTCTCCTGCTTTGCCAGCCTTGAGTAATCTACCAACATTAACTATAGATTTAGGGGCTGCTGCCAGACCTACAGTTCCTATATCAATAATGTTATCTACAGGATTTTCAACTAATCTATTCATCGATAACTCTAAAGCTTGCTGAGGAGAAATATCGCCTCTTGCTACACTAGAAAGTATCTTTGGAGATACGAAAGAATAATCTAACATATCCGCAAGTGGTTGGGCAATATTCTCAGCATAACTTTCACTGAAAGGTTTATTACCAGTTTTAACATCATTTATAATATTTGTAACTGGTTTAGTCATTGACAAAAACGTTTGAATATCAGGGTCATTGAAATTCAAGCCGTATTTTGCCCAAGTGGCTTCGTCTAAGTTTTTACCACTAGCCTTAGTAGCCGCTAATCTTCTATTTAATTTCTCAAAACCTTTAGCAGCACTTACTCCTAGTCCGCCAGCAGCTCCAATGCCAGTCGCTAACTGTAATCCTGAAGGAATAATATTACCTGCAGCAGTTTGATAAGCGGTAGCTGCATCAATAAGAGGGACTCCAGTTTTTAACCAATGTTTCTTTTCTAATAAATCAGCAGGGCTAAGATAATACTTAGCGACTTCCGATGGAGTATATCTAGTATTAAGTTCGTTTAATTGTTGCTGTACAGTCCTATATTCATACGGCTCATCTTGAACACGAGGGGGTTCTTGCGTTGCCGCTGGTTGTACCGGACTATTATCTTCTACTGGTATTTCAACCATTTGCTCCTGAGTAGGTTGTTGTTGCTGATGAACTGGCAAGTTATCTAAAGTGCCTTGAGCGGGAGAGGGGGTAAACCCCTGCTCACCGTAAGGATTTGTAATAACTTGATTATAACCTTCAGTAGAACCGTCAAAAATACCACGAATAGGCGGAGCAGCAGGAGCTGTGCCGTCATAATAACTTACGCTTAATTTTATTGGTTTATCATTAATACTTTCAGCCATATTAATAAGTTACTCCATTGTTGTTCATTTCTTGTTCTAGCATCTGATTTCGAGATTGTACTTGAGGTATCAATCCTTGAAACAGTCCGCTAGGCGACAATGTTCGATTAGTTTTTACCGTAGGTCTAATTTGCGTAGCCTCTTGGTTAATAGGCACGCCAAATTGATTTGCCAAAGCAACAGGGTCTAAGTTATAGACTTGAGATGCAGCTCCTAAACCAGTTGTTAATTTATAGTAATTATTAACATTTCTATCTTGATTGTATCTTCTAGTATCTTCATCCTGCTTAGCTTTTGCTACTGCTATCCAATCTTGCTGAGTCATATTATTCAAATCATAACCATACTTTCTGGCTAGCATTTGTGCTTCTGCTATGTTGGTATCAGTTAGGTTGCCATAAACTTGACCATACAAACCATAATTAGCGTTAGCATAATTATTAGCGATGTTGGCAGCATTAACTCCAGCCTGTCTGTTAGTATCTGATTGAGCATTAATACCAGCTCTCTGAACGCCGCCTGCTTGAGTAACCATATTAGGAACTACTTTACCTAAAAATTCTAAATACTTTTCGTTAGCACCTTGCTGCATACCATTAACTGCCGCTTGGTTCGCTTGCATAGCCTTCATTAGTTCTGCAGTAGTCATGTCACCACGCTGATACATAATAATAGCATTCTGCATATTTTGCTTAGCGGCTTCTACAGTGTTTTTGTAAACTGCATCTTGTGCCGCAACTAATTGGTCATAAGGAATACCGTATTGGTTGGCAATATTAGCCTGATATCTAGCACGAGCAGCATCTTCCACTCCTTTAATCATATCAGGGCGACCATACGCCAATCCTAAGGCTGTATCGCCCATTAAAGAGTAAGCAGCTTGGTCAGGGTCTAAATAATACCCACCTCTTTGCAGAGCAGGATTGTTAGCGATATCTCGTCTCTGTGCTAAATACTGTTGTTGCATAAAGTCACGAAGTGCTTGTTCTCTTTGAGCTACAGTATCTTGAATTTCTCTATTTTGTTGAGAAACTCTTTGATTTGCGGCTTCAATATCTGCACTAGAAGGTCTAACGGCAGCAGCCTCGTTCATTATATCTCTTACATCTTGCGGAAGGAAAGAGCCTTGCATCTCAGGAGTGATGCCAGCTTGAGCCACTTCGTTGGGGAATTGAGAAGCTAATTCTTGGTAACTTCTCAAACCTCTTCTAAACATATCTAATGCAGCCTCAAAGTCTGACATACCTTGAGTTGCTCTTTGTTCTAATTCTGCATTTCTCATAGTCTGGGGATTAGGTAATTGTAAGCTTTGAACTCTCTCAATACCTTGAGGGTGGGATAAATTAGCTTGTTGTACTTGACCTTGTAGAGGTTGTTGATTTGTACTCACCTGTGCTAAAGCCTCCTTTGTCTTAAATTGTCTTTTGCCGTTTAATATATTACGGACATAGTTTCGTGTTTCTTTGAATGGGGGAACTCCACCATGTTTATTCACGTTACCTTGCCCTGCATTGTAAGCTGCCAAGGCTAAATCATATCGACCGTTATTATTTCTTAAATGCCCAGCCATTAGTTTAGCAGCCATTTCTAAATCTTGAAGAGGGTCTATACCCGCAGTAAAACCCATACCTTTTGCTGTAGAAGGCATAAATTGTGCTATGCCTACAGCACCAGCACCTGATTTAGCACGAGGGTTAAATCCACTCTCCATTTGTATTTGCTTAACAAATAACTCGGGGTCTATCCCATATTTCCGAGCCATCTGCCTTGCATATTGTTTTAATTTATTTTTATTATTATTATTAGTCATTTTACTTAGTCCTATTTACAGTTGCTGTTAGCGGGTCGGTTCCAGAAAATAAAGAACCACCTCTAGAATTATCTCTTAATCTACCTGCACCTAGGGTATTTAAAAATTTATTCTGCCCACCAGCTTTAATATAGGCACCGATACCTGCACCTATATCTTGACCTAAGCTTCCAAACATTCCTGAATTAGAAGTGGTTAAACCTAATGCATTAGAGGCATCTATTGCAGAATTAGATAAAGCACCACCTGCTAATTGTAAACCTGTGCCTACAGCAGTACCAACACCAGGAATAACGCTCAAACCTTTACCTACAGCACCTAAAGCTTGACCGCCAATAGAACGCAACTGATTGCCAAAGCTGTTATTTTGTCTTGCTAAGTTATTATACTGTTCAATATCGGAATATTCCTTACCTAGACTATAAGCTTTATTATAAGCGTCGCTTGCGGCTAGATTGTTACTAAAATAATTTTGTGCCAATTTAGCAGCTTCAGAAGTATTCGCTTGAGATAATCTACTAGCCTCATCATTCCAGTATCGTTGGTTATCTTCATAGGCTCTCTGTCCAGAACTAGAATAACCACCTCCAGTAGCGGAATAATTCCTATTGGTAGCATTAGCCATTGCTCTGTTATAGTTTCTCAAGAAATCTGATTGCTGAGCAGTATTGTCGTAATATTTAAGATACTTGTCGATGTACTGTGTAGGGTCAGTATTGTAGTCGTTCATATTAGTCAATGCTTGTTTGTAATACGGAACGGCTGTCTGTGATATCTCGTGACCGCCTTTAGTATAGTCGGTTTGTATCTTCTTAGCCATCTTACTAATAGTTACACCTCAACCCTTTCTTTTTGTTTTAGTTTATTTAAAAACATAATCGCTTCCTCCATAGAATTAAACGTTTTTCTATCTTTGTCATATCTTACATAGTAATAGTATCGACCTCCACCGTTGCTACAATAAGTTATATAATTAACCCCAGTATTAGTAGACTTAGGGTTTCTTTGCCTTTTGGAGTAATGTCTATTTTTATTATTTTCTGCTACGGTACAAATCCTAAGGTTCTTTATCCTGTTATCATAAGTGCATCTATTTGCATGGTCTACTACCAAGTTATCAGGGCAATTCGTAACGTAACGATGAAACCTTATCTTATCTCTTGACTCTAAATAGTGACTTTTCCTCTTGGGGCAATACATAGCATACCACAGTTTACTTCTAACAAAGGTTAAAAAATTTTTATCGATGATAAAATAGACCTTTTCACCCGAACGTTTCGTCACTTCCAGGTACTGTTTTTCATCCTCGATAAAGTACCTATTTAGTATCTTCGCCAATATTATTTCACCTCCTTAAAATTTCGTTTTAAGAGGAACAGAGCGTTCCGCTCCTCCTTATAATAATATTATACTATGAAATTATAGTTAAGTCATCATCCCCGTCAAAGGGAATTAGTCGATGATAAATCATCGTATATGTCATCTAACCATTCCGAAGGAATAGTTTTATTAGCCCATTTAATACCATGTTCATCGCACCAGTCTGCGTAAGACGTCTTACTTCCCTTTCTGATTTTCTGATTAGCATTATAAAATACTATTCTAAAATCTATGTCAGGATATTGCTTAATAATCAGTAACATTTTTTGTCTATCTTCAAGAACCCATCGACCTTTAGTTTCTATTACTATATGTGGAGAAACTGGAAAATCTGGTGTGTAGATATGTCTACTTTCTGGTACTATATACTCTAATTTTCTACTTTCGTAATTAGGTTCGATAGAATAACTTTCTAATAACTTGATAAAGTCCTTTTCTAGCCCCGACCTAAAACCATGTTTCTTGCCTGCTTGGTCAACCGTTATCTTTTTTCTTTGAAATCTTACCATATCAATTAACCCTAATTCCTGCACCAGTTATTGAACTGCCAGAACTTACGTCAGCAAACCCTGGACTGAATAATGTATTACCAAATTTTTTGTAGAGACTTTTAGGTGGCGTGGGTCTTGGGATTTCCCAATCTCTATTAAAAGCCTCACCAAAAGTCATTAGTGGAACATTCACAATGGCTCTTGGTAGCGCTGACCACCATGCCTCTTGAACTCTATGCCCTCTTCCATCTGGTGTCGTCTCTTCTATCCATTGAGCTTTTTTCATTTCATCTACTAAATTACCCATTAAACATTCCTCCTTTTATAGGTTAAAATAATTATGTCATACATCTTTTCTTGACCTTTACTATTGATATATGGTAGTGCCTCAGGGATGTAGCCAGTCTTGATAAACCCCAACCTTTTGCAGATGTTTATGGGGAAAACTGCTATTGCAGGTATTTCTGCGTAGATAGTATCTATACCGCAAGCAGAGATGATATTGTCGTAAATTTCTCTTACTACTTTACCGAAAATAGTTTTAGAATTAACGATATGAACCTGTGCACAAGACTTATTATTGGCATATCTAATATTATCGAAAATTACTAAACCGTACAAGAATTTCTTGCTATCGTCAAATAACCCCATAACACACGAGTCTTCTGCTTCTACAAAACGTTTTATAAACTCTGCAGCAACATCAGGAGTATTTATTTTAATAGGGTTTTGACTATCGAAGACTAATTTATTTGTTTGATAACAGTCAAATATGTCGTCTCGATATATATAACAGTCCATTATATCTAGTTTACAAGTTTTCATATTTACTACTCTCCCTGACTAAAGTCTACGATAGTAATAGCCGCTAAGCAAAAAGCAACGTTGGGCTGAAATTCGAAAGTTATACCAATCCCATCTCGACCACTCATGGGTGCGTATATCCTTGTACAATTAGATTTCTTTCTCGCCCATTTAGTTACTTGCTTTTGCATCAATAATTCTTTTAAAGTTTCCTGTTCTTCCTCTGGTAGTACACCAAATAACTCATATTGATACTCTGCATTTGAGTATAACAATGGAGGGAGTTCTAAACCATCAACACCATAGTTAGCGTAAGGTTTAATGTGCTGGTATGAGGTAGAAGTATTACTTACAGTAATATTATATTCCACGGCATTTAATTCTGAAACTTCCAATAAAGATGCACAAGTCATTCTATTACCAAGCAACGCAATAGGTTCAAATTCTGCCACTGGAGTAATCGAAGGAATGATAGTATTTTTCTTAAAGTCTTGAAATATAATTCCTGACGTACTAATACCAGCAACGCCTTGACTTAATCCAATAAAAGAATTCATGCTCATATCGAGTTTCCTAGGGAATAGAGAACCGTTTTGAGTAAGTACAATACCGTCAGTTAGGTCTTCGCCATAATAAAGAATAAAAACTGAACTTTCTTTGTTGTACGTCATAAACCTTCTGGAGTTTGCGATACCTAAGTTTACCGAAGTTAGATATTCTGAAGGTATTAGAGTTTTACCTGCGACGATAGAACTAAATACGTTTTGTTGTGCTGCTAGTACTATAGATTGAGAATTGCTATCATAAGCATAAACAGACTCACCTACGATAACATGGTCAGAAGCATACTCTTGACCTATTTCTGCAATCTTAGTAATACTTAAAGATGAAGTAGAAGTAGCACTTACAGATGACACACTGTCTGTAGTAGATAGAGACAAATAGTACATGCCATTTCTTTTAGTGATAAGTACACCATCCTTATAATCATCTAAGGATAATGTACTTGAGGTGTCTTGATAAAAACCTCCAAAGAAACCAGCTCCGTTAGCCTCTTTAAAGTCATCAACTACACCTACCGAACTATAATAAATATAACCATCTATATTGACCACAAATAATCGGTTTGAGCACACGGAAAGTAGGGTAGGTGTCAATATTACCGTACGTTCAGCCCCAGAACTATCCTTCTCTTCGTAGGTAAATTTTAAACCATTAGGTCGTACCAAGTAAGTCTTTTCTGACACGGTAGTAACGCTATTAAAATCAACTTGGTCATTGTTAAGATTTTCAGACATATCAATAGTGCAATCTACAAATAACGTAGTCTCGTCCTGCTTATTATCTCTGATTTGATTTACATTAACTCTAATAACTTTATCGGCAACACCGCCAGCATCTTTAGTTGAAACTCCTAATGCTTTACCTCTCCAATAGTACTGGATAGAAGTCTTAGGAACTTTAAGAATTACTTGACCCAAGACAAAACTCACAGGTATTGAGGAATTTACTTCAACCTGTTCTGCTTCGCTATAATACCCACCAAATAAGGATAACTGACCGCCAGTATAGTTAATCATATCTTCATGCCGTCTAGCGGATAAGATATTACCAGTCAGTGTTTCTTGTCCGTAATTAGTCTTGAAAGTTTTTAGCCCTTCATCTGAAGAGTATCTATAAACATTGCCCTTTAAGGTCAAGATGTAAAACGAGGAGGAACTTAAAGTATCTTTTGTAATTGATGCTATGATTTCACCATCAGGAAGTTTTCCTTTTATGTCATAGCCAAATTGAGGAACTAAAGCACCTTTTTCTACGAACACATTACGACCGCCAGTCATCGCTAGAGAACCTAGTTGCTCCCCCAAACCTCTTGGCGTATCAAGCAAATATAAACCTTCACTAAAATCAGCAAAGGTGCATTGACCTTTGACAGGTTTAGACTTGGGTTTTTGTTTCATGTATGGAGTACTCATTAGTCGAAATACCCCCTATATCTTGGCTCGTCATCAATTAAACCGAACCTATTATCATAATGTCCTCCACCTCGGAGATATCCTCTTTGAGACTCAAGAGTCCCGATGTCGTGCTCAAGAAAAGTCTTCAATCTCGCATCGTACAAACCTGCATAGATTTCAGCAGTTGCATTCTGCAGTCTGGCAAAGGTTAACCCTGCAGCCTTAAGAACTACTAAATCGCAAAATCTATCAGATGCCATGATACTATCATTAATATGCGTTACTGAAGTTCTGGAAGTATCATCATCCGCCATTACTAAATCCGTAGTAGATACGCATATTTTAATAGTATATTCTTTGTCTGGAGTAGGTAATAGCCTCAAGTATCCATTCTTAATTACATAAGACTGGGGTCTTCCAAATTCTTCATTTAAATCGTTTGGGTTTACATAATCATTATAAGGCAACGGGTCATAACAGCCGTTATCCCCCTGTATCTGAATATTCTTAATTAAACCTTCAATACCATAATTATTTTTATTAGGTATTGTCTTTATAGTGTCATTTCTTTCGAGAACATTATTTGAAATATATAAATTGTCGATTGTACTCTGCAAGCCTTCACTTATCATTTCTAATAAGAAACGGTTAATATCAGGACAATCTGTATCGTTTGTGTACACAGGGAAGCCTGTCTTAAGGGCTAAACTGTCGTACATATCTTTTACTAAAGTCATATATTTAATTTCTCCAAAAAATAAAAGGGTAGAGTGATATATTAGTTCTATATACCCTACCCAAAATATACATTCAGGTCAAATCAACCTACAAGACTATGCAGGAAGTTTAACGAATGCTACGATACCAGCTTTAGGTTCTACGATTTTTTCACCGTAGATTTCCATACCGTGATATTCAGTAGCGAAATTAGTATGAGAAACGAATGATTGAGGCGGTAATACTTTACCAGCACGAGTGATACAGTTAGGAGTACCTGCAACGATTGCTACAACGTGTCCTTCTGCTGCATCAGTCAATACAACTTTTTCGTTTGCATCTAATTCTTCATCTTTCGGGTCAAGAGATAATTCTACAACGATATCCAAGTTTGCAATTCTTTCGATTTCTTTACCTGCAACTCTTTCATCTGCCAAAGAAGTACCTCTACCTAGAGTGAAGTATTGAGAAGTTAATAAAGTATCGTATGCTGCTTGAGGCATGATTACAGAACCTTTAGTATTAACTTTTTGTTGTGCGTTAGAACCGTAAGTGATGTGACCATCAGTAGTGATAGCACCACGAGCATATAATCTGCTTCTCATCGGAAGGATAACTTTTTTATACAAGTCGTCGCCATTAGTGATTTCGATAGGTGCTGCAGGAGTAGAACCAGCAACTGTAGAGATTTGACCGAAGTCACCATCTTGCAATGTAGTTGTAGAGTCAATAACGTGTTGCAAGGTCAACATATTGTGACCACGTCTCAAATTATTAGCTTCAAGGTCTAAGTTACCTGACTCGTAATTCCATTTACCTTCAGCTTCAGTTACGTCTGAAATAGCGAATGCGTATTTAGCGTAAGAGTCGATAGTCAATGTATTCTTTTCAAATTCTGCAACTGTACATTTTAATCTTGCATCCTTTGCAGCTCCGTCTTGTTTACCTTTAGTACCTACGTTACCTGCTAATACAGTACCATCTTTCAATCTACCAAATTGGAATTTAACAGATTTAGGGTCTGGTTTAACGATTGAAACTGTATCACCTTGTTTCAAGAAATCACCTTCAAAGTCTCTGTTTACTAAGTAAGTAGAAACATCCACCATCGGTGCTTGTAGGATAGCTTGCATTTTAGCAGCCATCACGACTTCCATAGATTTGTCTTCACCTGGATTTGGAATAGTGTATCCATTGTCTAATGCCATTTTGAATTCTCCTTTTTAAATTTCATGTCTTGTACACGGAAGATTGCTTTCGACCTTCTACCAATAACCGAGATTTCTTCTCTTACTGCCATAGTAGTTTTAAACATCTTCACCTACACGAGTAGGATTTTATATTCTTTCTTCACTATCTTTTTGTGCTTTATAGTTGTTAACTAATCTGCTTATAATTAGTTTGCTCGGGGAAGATAAACCATCCTTCCCATCCCTTAGTGCTATAGTGATAATTTCTCTCACTATAGGTCGGAGAGCGTTTGGATAATAAATACCTACACTCGCTGCCGCTACGCTAACAGCACTTTCTAAAAACTCTGCCTGAGCCTTATCTTCTTCAGTTATTTGAAGGTTTCTAGCCTCTTTAGCTTCATCTTTAATTGTAATTCCTATACTTTTAAATATTTTCTTTACAAACTGTTTCACTTAGATTTTTCTTCTTTCTCTTTCTCTTCTAGCAGACTCTTTTCTCATTGCAGCATCTACAACATCTTGATGCTCAATCATAAATGCTACTCTGTCTTTATAAGGCATTGCTGCCATTTTGGCGAGTACGTTAGTTTCATTGATTTCGGGAGCAGTACTTACTGTGATTTTCGCCGTGTTCGTAGGACTTTCCTTATAATCGTCGATATCTACCTCGGGGGTTGTCTCGGATTTTTCTTCAGTTTCTTCTTCTACTTTCCCTTCAATTTTTTCGGAAGGTGTTTCTAAAACACTAGTGTCCGCTTCTTGGGCTGTAATATTTTCTACAGGTACTGACATCTTAGCAGATGCTACTGCAAGTCTTACTTTTTCTTTTAAATCTTCAGAGATATCTGCTACGCCTGTAGCGTTAATAATTTTAACAAACATCTTAGCGGCTTCAATCTCTTGTTCTGCAGTAAGTTCAAATTTCTTAATCTCTCTTTCTGCTCGGTTAAATACTACGTTTTGTTCCATTTCTCCAACCTTTTGAACAAGTTCTTGTTGCTTAGCCTGAATGTGTTGTTGTGCAGAGTTTAATAATTCTCTTGCTATATCAGCCTTTGCAGGGTCTTCCTTCGCAATATCTTCTATAGACTTTTCAGGGTCAATACCATAATGTTTTAACCCTTGCTCTAAAATTTGAGTAACTTTAGTTTGAAATTCTTGCATTTCTGATTGTGCATTTGATTGAGCCTGACTAATTTCCTTGAGAGCATTTTCTTCATCTCTTGAGTATCTTAACTCCTCAAGTTCTGCTTGTATATCTTCTGATGTTTGTCTATCTTCAGAACTTTCTTCTTTTTGCTCTTCTTCTTTCTTTTCTTCCTTTACAAGCTCCTCAGTGTTAGCAGCCTCAACATCTCCTCTGTCGGGGTCTTCAGCTTCCTTCTCAGTTTCATCTCCTGCTTCACTAGCTTCATCAGTTTTCTCGTCAGCTTCCATGACTTGTTTTTCTTCTGCCTTTTGTTCCACATCTTGTACGCCTTGCGTATTAATTGTAGTATTTTCAGCAGTTGTCGTTCCTTCGACCTGTTCTTCGATTTGTTCAATCTTCTTTTCTTCATCTGACATTAAAGTAATCTCCTATAATTAAAGTTTGTACGCCTTTGTCTATTCTAAAAAATATTATATTATAAATTTTAGGATTGGTAAAGAGCCTGTTCAGCTTTTCTTCTTCTGGTTAATCCAGCTAACGGTTTACCTTTCGCTTTGTCATAGAGAATAATCTTTTCTCCAATCTGTTTTAAGGTTCTACCTTTGGTTAATTGTTTTAAGCATCCACTACCGCAGTTATAAGTGAAGGATACCAGAGCATCGAACTGATTTTGATTTAATCCTTTTACAGTAGTTTCGACATGGTGTTCATACATCCTTAAATCTTCTCGAAGTAGTCTTTCCGCCTCTTCTCGTGTGATAGACTGATTAGGTTTCACATTAGAAGTATGTCCGTAACCAATAGTCCAAACTCCTGCAGGACATCTATAAGCCTTTAGTCTACAACCTTCAAATTCTTTAATTAAGTTTATGCCTTTTTGTGAAATGCGCATTATGCCATACCTCCTTCTTGAGTAGGGGGTGGTACCTCTACTTGGCTACTTACTTGGTCATTTACTTGACCCTGTTCAGGTTCTGGTATATAAGTAGTAGGCTCATTGTTGTCATCTACTAATTCTAATAAGTTGTCTCCATCTGTTAATTCTGCCTTAGCCATTAAATATCTAACTGCTAGTACCACTTGGTCAGGTCGTAGGTTAGAGAATATCATTTGAGCAATCGGTAATTGTAACATCTGCATCAATCTTTGAAGTTCCCCCTCCTTATCAGCCCTTGATGCGTTAGTTGAAATTACTACGTTTAATTGAGGGTCTGCATAAATAGGGTCTTGAGGTCTATCAGCAACCAATGCCAACTCTCTATTAAATGCGTAGAAAGAGCGGAATAGAGGTAATAGGAAGTTATAACTAAATACATCAGTCTCTACTCTCATTCTAGCGTTAGCCTTTTGAGACAGAATAGCAGACTCTCTTGCTGTTCTTACTGCTCCTGAAGTATCACCTGCCATGTAGTTATTTAATCCTAGAGTATTTTTACATTGGTCGATAACCATTTTAATTAACTCTAATCCTTGCATAGGAGCCATTTGAGGAGCCCAGAACTGTGGCATTGCGTTAGGTAGAGTATATTCTAATTCTTTTTTACGTCTAGCTTCTTTTACTTGAGTTGCCGACATTGTACCTTTTTGCCACATTAACCAAGGATTACATACATCGTCTAAGTTCTTTAAGAATAAATCAGTTGCTCTATTTGCTAATTTATTAATAGGGTTTGTACACGCAAGGGGAGAAATTCCTCTATGGGTGTTTCTATCAATCTTATAAGCAGCATAGATGATTTTATTTGTAGATACGCCATTATATTTAACATTAGCAATTTCGTTACCTACCACTACTGCTACAATATTATTTAACACTTTATTATCGTTAGTTACATAATCACCGTAAAATGTTAATACTTCTATTTGATGCTTATCCGACTTGTTATATTGGCTAGCCGAGTCTCCCATGGATGTCCAAGAGAAATATCCTACAGAACCGTTCTTCTCGTTCTTGTTAATAATGTCGGATTTTTGTTCTGATGTCAGTAAAGGGTAGGCATCGGAAGAGAGTAAAGTTTTGGCATCTATATAGCTTCTAATAATCTTTACACAACCCAAAGGGTCTTTCTTGTAATCCAACGCATCTACAAATATATCGAATGGGTCTATGCGTTCTATCTCTGTAACATCATAAGATACGCCAGTCTTAACGTCAAACTTCATTACTGGCTTGCCAATTATTTCGTCTGTCAATTTAGTTTTAATTCTGTATTCTTCTTTATTCTCTTTGAGAGTAACTACCGCTGCTGCTTCGCCCTTAAGTGTCCAGTCATCTAAAGTTTCGCCAGAAAGATTTTCAAGCAATGAAATATCTTTAAATTGATTAGTCATCACCTTTTTAAGTTCTGGAGTTTTAAGAGTACTGTAACCATCGTTACCACTCACCTCTAATAATGCAGAATATCCTTGCAAACAAGCCTCAATCAGTGCAGACTTGTAGACCTTGTAAGTTTCTGCTGCTTGTGTAAATCTCTCAGTATCTGACTCTTCCGAACCAGCAAATACAGAACGATACAACTTTTCATAATTCTTCTTCATATTAGACGTGATATCGAGGTCTAATCTTTTACCTCTTACGAACTTTGCTATCTCGTTTTTATACTTGACAAGGTCGTAATATTCCATCTTCGATGTAATGGTTTCATCAATCGCACTCATATATAAAATCTCCTTTTGTTTAGTTTGTGAGAACGCATCCCAGCCTATAAAGCCTGTATAACAATATAATATTATAAGATTAACTTATACTAAAGAGTTTCGTTAAAAATTATTAAGAGTGTAATCATCACCAGCGATTTCCCTCATGGTCGTCATGTAATAAATAGGATAACTAGAGGCATCTATAGGGTGAATTAAATATCTCTTACTATCGTCTAATTGTATCTCTTTATCTGTTGGTATTCTCAGTCCACCATTAACCAGGTTATTCTTGCACTCATTGTAGTTATAGATAAGTTTTAAGCACGAAGAATGAACAAATAACTTCCTTTCTCCTTTTGCATTTCTTATGTAACCTCTCAATACTGCAAGTCTATCCTTGATTGGCGGATTGGATTTATTGATTAATAAAGTACAATCTAACCCATTATCTTGAAAATAGGATATCATTACTGAATAGTCATTACCGTTAGTCTTATTGTCGTTACCGTGAGCATCACCCATTATTATAAGTTTCCTAACTCCATAGTCTCCAGCAATAATAGGGAGCACTTGCTCACACATCTGTTTTGTAGTTACGTTGTTATGTATTAACTCTTGTAGAATGTACCATTTATTTTCTCTTTCTTGCATCAAGTACCAACACATAGGATTATAGTTGAAGTCACAACCCAAAACTAATGGATAATTAGGGTCGAACTTGACATCATCCTTGACATTCTCATCCATATCAAAGTCGGGAAATGCTACAGTATTATCATTGTCTACATCGTAGCCTTCAACCATTTCCTTCATCTGGTCTGCAGAATATAGATTTTCCAATGTTTCAACATACTCAGACCCTAGGTATATGTTTTCTCTGGTCGATGCACGAATAAATCTGTAGCCTTTTTTCTTTGTACTTTCGTTACAGAAAAGCTCGTTTATCCATCCTCTCTTCCCTTGAGGGTTGGTGTGCATGAATAAGCTTCTATAATATCCTCTCCAGTCTTGACGTTTCATTTGACGGAGACGGGTAATTAACTTTTCAAAAACTATTCGTTCTAAGAATGATGCCTCCTCAAATTCTATCCAAGTAAACTCTTCAGACATGAATTGTCGCCAGTCTGACAAAGTTTTAAAACGAATTACAGAACCATTCTTAAAATGAATTTGCTGCTGCCTATCTTCAAACCACCAATGTTCACCTTCGACTAAACCCATGTTTTCCATGTGTTCGAGGTACTTTCTTTTAGTAGTGTTATCTAACAAATCTTGTGATACTGCACCTACAAGACCTCTGCATCCTGCCCATTGTAGAGCATAGATTAATCCTCTAAGGCTGCCAACGAATGTCTTACCTGACCCAACGCCAGCGTAGTATACTGAAATATCATGATATATTTTGTTTTTATCTTTGAATTCTGGAGGGTTTATCACTAAGAACTTAGTCTGTGATGGCAGTAAGTTATATACGATTTCTCTAACCAATTAGAACCTCCCTCATTGGTACAGGGTCTAACGCTAATACGTTAGGTAATTGTTTCATTACTTTCCATCTAGTTGCTTTATTATCTTCAAAGAATAGATAACTCTCATCTCCATAATAACAAATACCCCATCTGTCATTAAAGGTATTTATCGCATTTGTTTTATCTTCTGGACCATTATCAGTTCTCAAAGACTCGATTAAAAATTCTCTACCCATAATGTCTTTAATTAATTTATGTGTAGCCTTGCACTCTTTTCTTGTAGTAAGGAATACAACGTTCCTCGCTCTTGATAATTGATAGCGTACCATTTCATTAACTTTGTACAATCTAAACTTTGCCTGTAAACACATTAGAGTATCTGCGATTAAATCAGAGTGAAACAACTTCCAAGTGATTTCCATTAAGTCTGTCATCCACCCGTACACTAAAGTATTATCAATGTCGGAAAACACAATATCATAATCTTTTATTCTTCGCATTTTAAGCACCTCTCTAGTAAGTCCACATTCTTGCATATTTTGACTGTCATATATTTAGCAAACTCTGCAAGAGCTTCAATGTACTGTTCATCATTATTTTTAAATTCGTATTTCTCTTTCATTATGTCGAATGCACTCTGAACTTTCTTTAAATTTTCTACATCATAAGTTTCTGCATAATATGCATAACTTGGTTTTAGTTCATCGTAAACCTCTTGTCCAAACTTATCTATAAATAATCCTTTACAGTATTTATAGTCTCTCTCATCCGGGTGGTTAACTATAAAATTAGATACTGCTCCTTTTAGGTTAAACTTTATATTTAATGTTTGAGCAAAATCTTTATAAGCTCGCCTACAGTCGATACACTTCAAAAGATGTGCAAGAATTAAGTCCTCAACCCTTGTTGATATTTTTCTCTCGAAATATCTCCGTGCAAAAGTTCTTACTAAATTACATTGTAACATTTCATTATTAAATTCGCTTGTCATATATTATATTCTGCCTCTGTATATAAATCTTCTAGTATTTTCTTTGTATTTACTATCGTCAAATTTTATTTTATGACGTTGGTCTTTTGCTTTATAGTAATTAGTTTTCTTTGCCATCTCCCAAGCATCTTCGAAAGATAGAGTATAGTACATTAACTTTCTTATTAACTTGGCATCATGAGCGGATTGGTCAACAGCGGTTGGGTCTTCATCAATTATTTGGATTAGGTTAGCATCTTTATAACCTAACCCTCTAAGAGTAAACATATCGGTTACTGGTTTTCTTTTATATATCTTTCCATTAACCTCCGACTCTGTCTTAACTATCTCACCATCGAATAATTCTTTACAATCCCTGACAAGTTGACTTTCGGTTTGTTTCTTATTCTTTATTTCTTGCACACGAGAGTACAGGTCAGTCAAGAATTTATCATGGACTCCTACTCTAAGATTAGTATTCTCAAAGTTAAATGTCGTAGTTACTATATGCCTATCTCTCGTATAACATTCGAATGACTTGCTACCTTCTAAGTCCTTAACTATAAAAGTTTCTAGGTCTAATTTCGTCAAGATATAGATATGTATACCTTCGCCGCCTGACGAGGTCTCCCATTCTTTACTCTTGAACTCTTTCAATAACTCTTTAGTTAAAGGTTCTATTTCTCCATCTGAACTATAGCAGTCATCTAAATCTAAACAAATAAGCCTAGTATCTTTATTAACTAATCCAAGTAACACGCTAACAGCATAGTCATTAAAAGCAGCAATCCTACTGCAGGAATTATAGTTGTTTCTGTAAGCATCGTGAACTCCTACCAGTTTTTTATTCTCTGGATTTATTAATCTCTTGCCTTTTGATAAACTAAATATTTTGTATGGATATAAAAACATAATGTATTTACTCAGCCTTTATTTTATCTACATTTTTTGGATTGTAATTAATAGTGATTTTAAACTCGTTCTCTGTATTGTCGATAGATTTAATTTGTTTAATCTCTTTAAGTATTCTCATTGCGATATCATACTTACCTTCAAACGTTGCATTCTGTAGCATCTTATTATACTGTAATAGGATAGTATCCATGTTATCATCGATAAGACCAGCAGACTCTATTTTAACAATATCCTCTTTAATATCTTTAAAGTCTGGATGAAGCTTAATATCCTTGATTAACTGTTCCATCTCTTTTGAAGACATCTTTTTTGGGATTATTTGACGAAGTCTAGTATCCTCTCGTTCGTTATACAATAAAGAGAGTGCAACGGCTTCCATCATCTCTCTAGTAATTTCCATTATACAACCACCTTCTCTATAGTTAACTGACCTTTTGGCGTATACAAATTCAAAAACATTATTACTTCGTGCATATTATTACAAAATTTAATTGTTCGGGTATGGATACCAAAGTAAGTTTCATTAATTAAGTAAATCAATTTAACTCCTCCCATTCAAAGTTTTTTATTATTGGTAATAATTTCAAACTTCTATCTTCTAATAACTCGCACAATCCATTATGTACCATAGTGCGTAATCTGCCAGTTACTACTCCCGACTCTATAGACTCTTTAGCATTCTGTATCATTTCATCTATTTCAAATAAATCTAACATATTATATAGTTTCACCATTCTCAATAGATACTACAGTCGCATTTTTTAATCTGCCTGACTTGAACTCCACGATACCAAAGCCTTGTTCCCAATCAGGGTCAACCATGTACTCAGGAGATAAGTCGCATAAACATCCAGTTTCTAACCAAATAAATATCTTTCCTGACTTCCGTGTGGAATATCTTGCTAGTCTATGTGAATGACCCGTAGCCCCAGATAGATAGTGAGCTTCCAGTTCTTTTATTGCAGACAAACCAGTTTTACTGCCTAATTTAGTTCCATGCTCGAACACAAAACTATCGTTAATAGTAAGACGAGAACATCCAATGATATTTTTATCTTCCGTCTTGATTACTTGGAATACATTATCCATTAAACACGCAATCATCGGAGCTTGGTCTAGGATATACTTCTCTAATCTAGTCTCGTGATTACCTATTGTATAATAAATTGGAACTTCCGTAATATTTCTTAGTCGGTGCAAAAATCCTCTACACATTTCAATTTCTTCTGCAGGGTCTTTGCCTGAAGGGTCTTTAGTAAATCTGGACAACCTGTAGAAATCTAGTAAGTCTCCATTTAATACTACCATGTCAGGTTTCCCACTCTCGACTTGTCTCAAGAAACACTCTATCGCTTTATCATCTTGGTAAGGGAAATGTAAATCTGATGCTACAAAAATCTTACCATCTTTTAGCTTTATATTATAACTTTTAATTCGATTATCTTTCTTCATCTATAATTTTAATTCCTTTTCAATGTACTCAAATAATTTTTCGTCATAAGATTTAGTATCTTTAATCTTTTTACCTTCAGATTTAGTTTTTTTATTGTTCTTAACTTTCAAAATAAACCTCCTTTACTTTATTATTAAAGAACTTAAAATGTCCTATTATATTATTTATTATGGTCTTGTCATCCAACCCTACTCGATAATCCTCTACAAACTCTGGAGTGATTGGAGTTACTAATATTAAATTCTTTAAGCAATCATCAATAGAAATGCTATGCTCTTTATATATCTGAATAACCGAAGATAAGGTATAACCTTTTATTCGTAATAACTTTGCTGCAGTCTTTTCCCCGACCTTAGGTATCCCAGTTATACCATCTTCTTTATCTCCGATTAACATTTGTTCTAGGATTTTATTCTCCCAATCCTCCTCATAAGAAGGCTCTTCGGTAGTATTTATTTTACAATAAAATGGATTATAATATCTTAAATCCTTATCGTCAGATATTACTATCGGATAACCTCCCTCTTGTAATGCTTTTTGATATTCCATAGTAATAACATCATCCGCTTCTAACTGGTCAATTTTTATTATTTTGTTTTTATACTTATCTAGTATATATTCTCTAAATACTCCGAGGTACTCATCCTTTTTTCTATTAGATTTGTAACTAGGATAAATATCTTTTTTGTATGTATGACCAGATGCAAACAGACGAACTATTACCTTATCTGATTTATCTTCCTTTAGTCTTCTAACTTTATCCGCTGCTGCCTTAGTAAGGTCTATTAGGACTTGTTCGATTTGTTCTAGCTCACCTTCGTTCCGTGCAATAGACGCATAGAATGCCTTACAAATAAATCCGTCATAATCAAATAAGCCTAAAATGTTCAAATCAAGACCTCCTAATTATATTGTACGATATTACTATTCAGTTTTAAAGTGTTTGTAAACTTATGTTAATTCAGTATTAGGAGTTTCTAATAATGCTTTACATCCGTTAATAAATACTTCTAATACATACTTCCTTAGTTCTTTCGAGGATTTCTTTGCTGGTTTATGTATGATATCGTATGCTTCTTTCCTTGTTAAAGGAACTTTAAATAACATATTTGCCACTTCTATCTTGTCTGATTTTTTCATTGTTACTTTCCTTTATTCTATTGATTACGTTTCTTATTTCACAAAATCTTGCTAAATAATGTTGTTGTAGCCATTTCGCATTATTAGTTTGGGTATCCGCTGTGCCATTATCAATAATTTTCTCAATCTCATTAATTTTTTCTTTTAATTCTTCGCACTCTTGTTCTTTGCGTTTGAGTTTGTTATATAATTTTTTAATGAAACACCTGTCAGTATCTTTGCAATCTGTACTATTTACCTTACAAGCACCTTCGTGTATTGCACCACCCCAAGTACAACTATATTCTGGTGGATTATGGTCTATATAAAATAAACATTCTTTATTTTCACTCATTTTCTTTACCCTCAATTATTTTTTTCTGTCATTTATTCCCTGTCCTTTATAATCTTTCGTACTCTTTTAATTATTTTAATATCCTTTGGTTACTTCTAATACCATAAACGGAATTATAGAAACAATTATTATTAAAGGTATAAGTATTTCTAATTGTGTCATTTTTTATCTCCTTTTAATTATTTTATTTTACTCGGAGGATTTTATCATTCCGTCAACCATATATTCAGGGGGTAAAACGCATAAGCACCCAGCTTCTAACCGGATAAATCTGTCTTTTGTGTCATTGTGCTTAGCCCTATAACAAGCTTTGTATATTTCAAGTAAAGTCTTTTGTTGTTCTAAACGTTTATCTAATTTTCCCATTATTATTTTCTCCTTTCGTTTTGTTGTAATCGCTTTAATTTTATCAGAAATTTCTCAGTATAAGTAAGGTCTCTCCGTGTATATGAGTTATCACAACCTTCGTCATAATTGGCGATAGCACATTCTAATTTCCATTCGATTTCTTTTATAAATTGTTCATCTGTTGGATTAGAGTACCATTCGGTTATATCTTCATAGGCATCTTGTACTAATGTTAATGGACTTTTTTAAACACGATTTTCTTATTTTGCTATATTTATTTGCCATTATTCACCTCTCAAATACTTCTCTAATCGTTCTTCTCCGATTTCATTTTTTGCTACATTTAGAAAGTTTTCATCTAAACAATAAATTACCCCTTGGATTTTTTCTTTTAAAGCAGTTCCTAATCCAATTGTATCTTGCCAATAAGTAAAAAGAATAGAATATTTACTTTGGTTTATATCATCCCAATCAAGTTCTTTACCTTTGTTCAAACGTCTAGCGATATCTCCTAATTGCCTACGAATTAAAATCTTTTCGGCTTCCTGTTCTGCTTCTTCTTTAGTTCTAAAACAATTATAAACCCTTATTCTATCTCTGTCATAAGCATTCATAAGATTAAAATTTACACGCCTACATTTATTAACATCGTCAATACAATAATAATCCTCACCTGTTTTAGGTTTCCACCTCTCGTGTTCGCATGCTTTTAACATCTTTTCCATACTAGCCAGATGTTCTTTTGTCTCCTTAATCTCTTTTAAAATTTCTTGTTTATTCATCTATAACCCACTTTCTGCATTGACTTAATCGCTTGATTACATTGAGCCATTATACACTTTTCAGAGCGGTTCATTATCTTGGCTATCTCTTTAAACGACTTAGGTTCACTGCCGTCTAATCCATAGCGTATAGTCACTATTTTTTTGTTGGTTTCACCACAGAGAGTTCTATTAAGCACGGAAAGTAATCTTCGTCTATTATATTCTCTATCCATTGCAGACTCTAGTTCATTATTGTCATTGATTCCAATATATTCTTCCTCTTCCTCATGTAGTCTGCCACTATTTTTAGGTGATTTGACTAGGTCTACAGTACTGAAGGATTGAAAATCGTATTTGTCAATAACGTTATCAATCATCTTCAATGTAGCACCAGTCTTTTTCTTAATGGTTATAATGTCATTATCTGATACATAACCTTTAGTTTCGATACATTGTTTCACTTTACTTCTAGTAAAACCATACACATACGGCATCTTGACTACTCTTCCATAGTTCGTGTAGTAAGCCCTTAATAAGTGAGCACTCATTACTTTATATGCGTACGTTTGAAATCTTGCTTGCTTTCTCTCTGGATTGAATTCTCTAAATGCTTTTACTAAACCTTCTAGCATTATCTGCTCTAAGTCTTCACATTGCTCTTTGCTATTGTTTGGAAGGTAAATATACTTCATTCTCAGTTTGTTTAATAATCCATTGTTCTCTTTAATAAATTTTTTAAAATTTTTATTGTCTATCATTATTTGAATAATTCCTTATCAAATTCTTCTTTATGTTCCATTAAATATAATTCTAATATTGCTAGTGTATTCCATGCCATGTGACATAGGTGTAAGATATTGGTTTCTTTATCTCTTATTTCGCCCGAAAGAAATTTTAGATAATGTCGCATCAAACTATCTTGATATCTAGTGAAGGCATTCTCTACAAGTTTCCAATTATCAGGCTTCGGGTATTTATGTGTTCCAAACCCTATGCACTTTCCAACACCTAACAGTGCTCTCGGGAATATCCTACACAGGGTACCTGCCATTGACTTGCCACTATCGTATTTCTTCCCAGTGCCGTCATCAGTTAAGTCGTATGTAGCATTACTTTTATCCACACTATCATTATTATTAGTAGTATTGCTAGTTCTATCGATATTACTATTTCCGTAATTCACTTAATAATCTCTCCTTTACTTTTCATGAGTGTATTTATTACTTCTTTTAATTCTTTTATCTCTCTTACTTCTAACTGCAATAATTGTTCATCCTTATATTTAAATTGAACTATAAATTTCTCTATCTTTGGAGTTATTGCCGCTTTGATAGAGAACTCTCGATACAGGTATACTACAAGTTTCAATACCTCTATCGCTTCTCTAGTATTCAAGGCTCGTAACAATAGGTATGCTTGTTTAATTGTTTTAGGTAGGTTGTCCATTATTACACCACTTTCTGTTGTAATCTAAGGTTCATCCTGTAGTCCATCAAATATTTATAAGTTATATTCTTCTTTGCTCCGTACCTATTCTTAAATAAGTTAGCAAGGATAAACTTCTGTCCTTCTTCTTCGACTTCTAATAGAGATACCCCAACATCTGCATCTTCTTCAATGGAACCTGAACCTTTACCTCGTATTCTGTCAGTCTGTACTGTCTTGCCATACTTAGCATCAGAATTACTTGACCTGCTTGCCTGAGAACAAACTATAAATATCTTTCCTGTTTCTCGTGCATAAGTCTGTATTTTCCTTGCTGCTTCTGTTATTACTTCATACTCAGTACCAATACCACATACCCTTTGAATATAATCAATTATAATATATTCAAACTCAGGGAAGGTATCATACATATCCAGCAAATCATCTGCCGTTGCACCACCAGTTTCACAGATATCTATATTATATAAATATCTGTACTTCTCATCTTCTATTAAACTATCCATTAATTTATTGGCTGTATCTCTACGCTCAGTATAAAGTTTCCTTAATTGTCCTGAAGTAGTGCCTAATAGATTAACTAACTGTCTTTCCATTAAAAGACCAACGCCCATTTCGCATGAACATATTAAAACTCTTTTACCTTGTTTGGCAAGGTTCACTGCTATATTTAATGCCCATGCTGACTTACCAGTGTTCGGAGCAGCGATTATAAAAGTGACCGAACCTTTTCTGATAGTCTCGACACAATCGTCAAGGATTTCTATACCGTATGTAGTATCACCTTGCTCTATTCTTTCTTCAAAATCTTGCTTGATTTCTTCTATCCCGTCAAGTAACGGAACTGGTTTGTATATTCTTCTTCTTGTTTTATTATGTTCATTTGTCATTGCTATCCTTGTTCATATTCAACATCTGATAACTCTGGAAATTTCATTATTAACATCTGTACATCTAGTGCATTATCTCTAATATCTTTCGGGATATTTTTAATATATTCTTTTGCGGTATGAAAATCATCTATCTCGTAAGGATTAACATTAAGTTTAACCTGTGCTGATGTCTTCCACTGCTTACATTTCTCGTAAACCCAGCCACTATCTAGTAATAAACTATGAGTCTTACTCATATAATCTTTTAGTTTTGTCTTATACTTTGGTATATCTTGGTTCTTTTCGAGAAACTCTATGTAATTTGTCAGTTCAGCAAACGCCCTCTTGATATAGGTATCTCCATATTTTACACGAAGGGTTCTATATTGATTAGGAAGTAATCTTATTTTGCCATTCTCTTTATCTTCAACCCCTTCAGAATTATATAAATGAGTCTTTGCCCTTTTAGTATATCTTGGCAAGAGTTCTGAATATAAAGTCTCTGCTTGTCGTGGCGACAAACCTACGATAAGCTCAATTAATAAATCATATATCTCAAGCCCATGTTTAGTCTTAGCCGCCATCTATATAATCTCCTGAAAAATATTGAGAAGTAACTCGACCCTATGCTGATACTTCTTTTTGAATGAAATCCGATACGGTGCTGTCACAATAAAGTAACAGTCACCGCATATTAAGGTTTGCCTTAATTTATCTTCTAGTACGGTAGGAACGTACACTCTAATCGGTGTAGTACCACCGAAATATTCACATGCTACATAACTTTCAAAGATTAAGACCATTGCTTCATTAACATACTCAATGTCTTTTAACTTACCGTAAGTGTACGACCTCGTAAGGTACTTTAAATTATTTAACCCGTCTGTTCGTCTATCAAAATTACTTGGCATATTATTTGTCTATCCTGTAAAGAATATATCTAACAACCTAACCGCCGCAACTGAAAAATAAGTTATAGCAAGCATGGCTGCTAGTAGTATAAAATCTCTGTAGTTAAATATCATCTCTTTTATTCTTGCTTTTCTTTTTCAATTTTGTTGCTATGTATTTCTTGATATTGTTCGGACAGTCTTGCTTGTTCGCCAATAACATTCTATCTAATTTATATAATGCCTTGTCTGTCATATCTTGCCCAAACTCATTCACTAATTCATTATAATCATCTTGTAATAATTCAAACTTAAAGAATACGTTTCTCCTTGGCAGATGCAAATCATCTCGTGTCTTAGATAATTGCAATATAAATCTGGATAGTAATAAATTATTTACCCTTACGAGTATTTGTAGTTTTGCTATTTCGTTTTCTATTGCTAATAATCTTTGTTCCATTGCTGCAATTTCCAAATTGATTGTTTAACTTTAAGTTTAGTTTTAAAACATAGGGTGCTATTTGATTATTAAATCCCATAATGTTTATTACTTTCTTAATTCATCTAATACCAATGAAGTAGTCCAGCCGCCTAAATGTGGCTTAACGTCTTCATATACATCTTCAAAGGCTACTGCCAACTCTTCATATTTCTTTCTAAACATCTCAGCAGTTGCATTCTTAGCCGTTGCTGCAGATGTTGTCTTTTTACTTGCCACTTTGCTCTTTGCTGCAGTTGCTCCTGCTTTGTAACAATCAATACAGACCTTTTGCCAGTCACCTTTTGCCTCAAATTCTTTACCGCATTTTTCGCAAATTGCCATAATTTCAATCTCCTTTACTATTGTTATTGTTTTTATATCTTACTTAATAAACTCTAAAAGAAAAGTACGGTAACGAGGGTAAGTTGCATTTTGAAACGAGGAATATATAAATATGAAAGGATAAATTGTTAAATTTCTCGTTACCGAGAGTGAATACTAAACTGTACTTCTCTTTAAGAGTCTATCAAATAAAATAATAAACTCTGTATACTAATATTGTATTACAAGTCAACTTTTAATTCAATAAACTTGTTACAATTCTTTACTAAAAAAAGAATAGGGCAGGTTATTGCAACCCACCCCGAGAACAAATCCTCTAATGAGAGGGGTATAGTTATGGGTTTTACCTATCGCACCATAACCAAATCAATTTCAAAATACTAGAAAGTATTTTTCAAATCGCTAGTGTCCGACAGGACGGACGGTTAGTGTCCGAGTAAATCTTTGAACTTAACTATTTTATTTGTTATAACAGGGTCGTTCAAATCATTATCTGTTAGGTATAAATAATCTGTAGTATCCTGAGGCTTATTAGTTCTATAGATAATCTTATCTATTATCAAGCCAAACTTAGTTATGCGTGTTCTATATAATTTCATTACATCTCCTTCATATTACTTGTTATAAATCTATACAATACTGCTGGACTAGGGCATTTCATTTCCATTAACCCGCTGCATTTATTTACGTACTGACTACATATAAGTCCGTCACTTACTCCGTCGCTTCCGTTAGTTAATAGAAAGTCTAGTATTAAATCCTTACCGTAAGGATAATGTACATAATATTCCAATTCACTTTCATGTATATCACACGGAAAGAAGTAATACTTGGTACCTTTGTTTTTCTCTATATTATAGAAATCTGTTAGTAAATACCTTCTTACTCCTGCAGGTATTGTCTTGTTTTTGTACTCCTGTGGTTGAGATGTACTCTCATATAAGAACTTGCCTTGATATATAATCGCTACATGGCTAGGTACTACCTCTTTATTATTCAGTTTGGTCTTTGCCTGTATTATCCTGCTTATCAGTGAAGTACCAAAACAGAATAGTAATCCCGTATCATTCTTATTTATGAGTTGCTTTAATTCTTTTATAGTTAATAATCTTTCATTACTCATTAATGATACTCCTTAAAGTTGTCCATGTTCCATACTAATAAATTACCGACTATAGTAACTACTCCCAAACAAAATCCTATACTTAATAAGAACATTGTTAACCATTCAATTCCGTTCATTATTGGTTGGCACCCCCTTTATAATCTAGTTGCAAACACCCTTCTAAATGATTTATTAAATCTAACTTAGAAGTCAAATCGTAATAGTAAAACTCCATATAATCTTCTGAACTAAATTCTAATATGCATGCATATTTAAAATCTACAGGATTGTATGGTAGAGTATTGTATATAACATCAGGATTATAAGTACTTTGCCATTCCTGACCGACAATCTTGCACTTATCTAATCTAGCATTCAGTATTAAGTCTTTGTACTTTTCTTCTTCCAATGTTATGGTTACTTGCTTAAGCCTTGGACTTTTTCTGATATTATATTCAATCATTTAGTAACACCTCTTCTAATTCTTTGCTGTATTTATCCTTTGGATTATTCTTGTTATAGTTCCATACTAAACTTGTAACGCTTCCCTGCGTTGCGTGTGCTGTTGGTATAAGTTCGTTAATTATTCTTGCTATTGTCTTATTCGATAGGCTATACTTTTGCAATGCGTTATAAATATCAATCTGTTTAAATTGTTTATCCTGTAACTGCTCCGCCGCTTTAAATAATAGTTTATTGAATAATTCGTCAGTAATGAACCTATCCTGAATAACTTTCTTCTTCTTGACTTTCCTGTTCTTCGTCATGGGTTTCGTACCTCTCGTCTAAAAATTCTCTATAGGAATAATATTCTTCTTGCTCATACATAGTCCTGACAAAATCTCTTTCGCTGTCTGTAAGTAATTCATCAGGCTGTTGCCATAAGGTATCATACAATCTTCTGTCTTCATCGTTATAATAATTAGGATTATTGAGACTCATTACTTTGCAACTCCTCTCTTGTTATATTTATCTGCTCTTGTAACATATCGCTCAATATATTTCCAAGTTCTATGTAATTATTCTTTACTACTTCGGGGATTAGATACCCCTCGATTAAATTTTTCTTCTGTTCATTTGTTAATAGTTCATAAGTATTTAATGCTGTTATTGTTGCTAATAATTCATCCATGATGCTTGCCACCTTTCATTTACCTCTTTGCTATTTGCTTATTCTATATCCATTGATAATTTTTCCTTGAAAAAGTCTGCAAGTTTTTTTGATGTCATACTCACATGACAACTTTCGGGTGTTGAGTATTGCAAACTGTTCACTTGGTCAATGTCCATGTCTTCCACTGTGGTTAGAAAATTATACGTTGTAAACATTGTCATTATAAACTCATTAAACTCTTTCGGTGACATGTTTGCTACTCTATCTTTGAACTGTTTGTACTCTAGTTCTCTTATGGCACAGTGTATTGTATCATCTACTTCTATTACTTCCAGTATTCTATCTAATGAGCACCGCAACATGGTCGTGACAATATTCTTTGCAACGCCGTCATTCTGTGCATATACCATTACACTTGTTTTTTCGTCGTCTAGTTTTAATGTTACTTTGTATCTATTCATGCAGTTTACCCTTTCAATTTTATAGGAACAGCTCGTCCTTAATTGCTATTACTATTAAATAAATTAAAATAACTATCATCAAAATTATATCTAATATCATATCCCGAACGCTTCCTCTACTACCATTCTTGCACATTGTTTACCAATACAAGTTCTATTACAGTCGCTCATAAGTCTGAAATGCACAGTCGCTTTTACGTTATGCAACATTGCACCACCTATTATATCCTATTTCCAAGTTACTCTGCCGTAGTTTTGCATATATCTATGTTTATATATATTGTTCAAGTGCCTACCCTTTAGGAATTTGTCCTTTAATTTTTCTTTAGTCATGCCATCAGAAGATAATGCTTTTAATAGAATTCGCTTGCACATATCATAGTCTAATGCTCTTACTACTGTTTCAAAAGCATGTTTAAAATCTTTACATCTGTCAATATTATTAAGTTTCAAGAACTCGTCTATACTTTTACATGTATCCATTATATATACTCCTCAGATGTGTTAATTTTCATACCAGCCTAAAATCTCGTAGCCACGACGAGCAAGGCAATTTTTTACGGCTCTGCTTAAGTCGCTGTAAGTTCTGTATCCTTCCCAGTTGTCTTTTAGTGCAGCCTTAGTTCTATACCAAACATTATTACCAAAATCGCCAATCTTGCAATCGGGTTTCCCTATAATATCCCTAACCTCAACGCTAAAATCAAACTGCTTGCCGCCCTTTGTTGCCAATATACTGTAAGGAAGGAACAGTCCTAGTTTGTGCAAGTTCGGGTCATAACCCATTGGCTTTGTAATACTTTTAAAGTTATTCATAATAATTTTGTCCTTTCATTTATCGTTACAATCTTTTATTCATTATATAAAGTTGCAAGTTATTACTTGTCGTTCAATCATTACGCATTCTTGATTGAAATCATCTTTAATACCTTTGATAAAATTATGGATATTCTTGGTGTCTTCATCGCTAATGCTTTGATATTTTTCATTCTTCATGTCAAGTAACAATGTTACTTGCATAGAGTTTTCTTTTTGCCCTTTGTAATACCCTTCGCATTTGTTCAGTGTTGCTGCTTCGATTGAATTTAATTTTAATAATTCATCTATTTTATTATAATAAAACCTATCTGGATACAACTGATACCCTACGTCTTTGTCATTAAATCCGATTGTTAATGTCATTCTAATCATTTGAGTCATAACAAAATTCCTTTCATGTTCATATTTTGTACACGTTTTTGTCTTTACCTTGTGGTACTCTTCCAATCCTTGCTGCTTTACTATTTGTTGCTAGTATCATAATATAGATACTTCATCTTTTATTATTGCAAAAACTTAGCATTAAAATTTTCTTTCTTCTTTATGGTCGTAACATTCTGCCCAGTCAAAGGGTTCTATATATACAGAGGTTCTATCTATTATTAAATCTTTTCTGCATAACTCTTGTAATACTTCTCTTACTGCTTGTGCTTTTGTTACACTGTTTGTTTTATACACTGTTGTGTATGTATCTGCGTCCTTATTGTACAAATCCACTGTGTACCTTTTCATGTTCTGCTCACCTCTATTCTTTATTACTTTTATTTTAATTATAAAACTATCAATATAATTTTATAAATAAAATAAACCCAACCGCTAACCTCTCATCTGTGTCGGAAGTTTGCAATACTGCACGCTTATTTGGTAAACCGCTCACGAGCCTAACCACTGGCTATCTTGCGGTGCATTTGTTTTGGCATGGCTTGCACTTGCCATGTTTGTTTAGTTTTGGTTTGTACACGTTTTGTTAGTTACCTAATATTAGATAATTAACATATCATTCTATACTATTATTATAACATATTATTTTTAGTTTGTCAACCCTTAGTAATCAATGATTTAATATTACTTAACAATTATATAATTTGATTGATGTTTTGTTTATAGTCGACATTTGGCGGACTCATATAATATGTTAATATATTCTATTGATTATTTATTAGATGTACTAAACTAATAATAATAGTTAATATAATAATATAGACCTTTCAATGTGCCTTGGTTGTAACTCAATCAACCTTATACTTCTATTATACGACATCTCGACTAAAAAGTCAATAGTTTTATATCAATATCTTTACAATACTTTACAATACTTTACAGTAATATTATAAAATATTGTCTATGGTTTATTTATGGTTAGTAGTTTATTATTACTATTTTATTATTACTATTTTATTATTACTATTTTGTTATTACCG